CTCGAAAAACTCTAATCACTGACAGGTTCGCGCATGAAGACACGAGGGCGTCATTCTAGTGTATCGAAGTCGGTTGTTGTAGCTGGCGGTTTCGCCGAACGCCCAAATCCGCCCGATGACCTGAATAAACGACAAATCGAGATATGGCGGGAGGTTGTTTCGGGTGAAGACCCGAGCTTCTTCAAGACGGCGGTTTCGCGCGGGTTGTTGGCCGATTATTGCCGGAGGCGGGCGACTTGCGAGGAGATAACAGCAGTTTTACAGACGACCGGCGAGGGTTGGGCCGACGATCCCCAGGCACTGGTGCGCTATGAAAAGCTACAGCGGATGCGGGATCGCGAGAACATCGCGACGGTAGTGCTGGCGACGAAGCTGCGGCTGACCAACCAATCGCGATATATGCCGGATTCGGCGGCTCGCATGGCAGCGAAGGCGGTTGCGCAAGAGGATGTGCCGTGGGCAAAGCGCGGCTGACGCCGGCCCAGGAAGCGATCGAGTGGATCGAGGATTTCTGCATTGTCCCGGAGGGCAAGCTATACCGGCAGCCGGTGAAGCTGCGGCCTTGGCAGCGTGCCGAACTCAAGCGAATTTACGACAATCCGTCCGGCACCAGGCGGGCAATCCTCAGCTTTGGGCGGAAGAACGGCAAGACGGCGCTCGCGGCCTTTCTGTTGTTGTTGCATTTGTGTGGGCCGCAGGCCAAACGCAACAGCCAGTTGTTTTCCGCGGCGCAATCGCAGAAACAGGCCGGCGTTATATTCGACCTGGCGGCGCAGATTGTTCGTGAATCACCACGGCTTGAGCGGGTTGTCGTTATTCGCGACACAGTGAAAGAACTAACCTGTCCACTGCTTGGCACCATTTACCGCGCGCTGTCCGCCGAAGCCAAGACCGCATTTGGGCTCTCGCCTTCCTTCATTGTTCACGACGAGCTAGGTCAGGTACGCGGCCCGCGCAGCCGGCTCTACGAAGCGCTGGAGACGGCGACGGGTGCGCAGGAGAACCCGCTATCGATTGTAATCTCGACCCAAGCGCCGACCGATGCGGATCTGCTCAGCGTGTTGATTGACGACGGCCTGGCGGCGCACGACCCGCGCGTCGTGGTCTCGCTCTACACCGCGCCGATGGATTTGGACCCGTTCGGCGACGAAGCGATCCGCGCGGCCAACCCGGCCTTCGGCGATTTCCTGAATCCGACTGAAGTTCTCGCGATGGCGGAAGACGCGCGCCGCATGCCGTCGCGCCAGGCCGAATTCGAGAACCTGATCCTGAACCGGCGCGTCGAGGCGAGCGCGCCGTTCATCAGCCGGCAACTGTGGCAGGCGTGCGGGGCCGATCCGCTGCCGCTCGACGGGCACCCGGTTTATGGCGGCCTCGACCTCTCGGCGGTGAACGATCTCACCGCGCTGGTGCTCGGCGCGCGGGTCGATGGCGTGTGGCAGATACACCCGACGTTCTGGCTGCCCGGCGATGGGTTGGCGATAAAGGCCAGGGCGGATCGCGTGCCGTATGACGTTTGGCACCGCGACGGGCATCTGCTGGCGGCGCCCGGCAAGAGCGTCGATTACGAGTATGTCGCGGAGCATCTGCGCGGCGTGTTCGATCGCCAGGACGTGCGCAAGATCGGATTTGACAGATGGGGCTGGCGGCACCTTCGGCCCTGGCTGCTCAAGGCGGGTTTCACCGAAGGCCAGCTCGACGAGCACTTCCACGAATTCGGGCAGGGTTATCAGGATATGTCGCCGGCGCTGCGGGCGCTCGAAGGCGAAATCCTCAATGGTCGCATTGCGCATGGCGGGCATCCGGTGCTCTCGATGTGCATGGCGAACGCGGTGGTGAAGAGCGACCCGGCGGGCAATCGGAAGCTCGCCAAAGACCGCAGCGCCGGCCGCATCGACGGCGCCATCGCCCTCGCCGAACTGTGCGGCGTCGCGCCGCTTGAGGACAGCCAGGAGATCGACATTCAGGCGATGATCGTCTGACCGTCGAAAGTCATTAAGGCCGCTTGGCGGCCTTCCTATCGCCTCCCAGGGGCATTCGCATGCAGATGATCCGCAAGACCGCGGCCGGTAAGGCCGCGGGCAGCCAGTCCTACGTGCTGAGCGACGCGACCATGGACCGCTACGGCGACATCATTGAGCCGGACGGCTGGCTGCTCGACGGCTTCCGCAGCAACCCGATTGCGCTGTTCAACCACTCGCCGCATCAGCCGATCGGCAAGTGGCAGAATATCCGGGTCGAGGACGACCGGCTTGTCGCGGACTTTGCGCCGGCGAAGAAGGGCACCTCGCAGCGCACCGACGAGATCCTGTCGCTGATCGAGCAGGACATCCTGCGCGCCACCAGCGTCGGGTTCCGCGGCGTCGCGAGCGAGCCGATCGATCCGAAGCGGCCGCTGGCCGGCACCCGCTACACCCGGCAGGAGCTGCTCGAAACCTCCATCGTCAGCGTCCCGGCCAACCCGGCGGCGCTCGCGGTGGCGAAGTCGCTGAATATTTCTGACGACACTATGGCCTTCGTCTTCGGCGGGCATGCCGGACAGAGACGGGACATAGCCACAACCGGCGGGCATGCCGTGACGCAACCCCGATCGAGGGGCACTCCCATGACAACCGAGAACCTCACCACCAGCCAGCAGATCGAAGACCGTCAGGCGCGGCTTAACGCGGCGCGCGACAAGTTGTTCGAGCATACTCAAGACCCCGAGCACGATCCCGACATTGCCAACGGCTTGAATGCCGAGATTGCCGAGCAGGAAAAGCGGTTGGCGTCGTTGCGGGCAACCGAGCGGTCGCTGGCGGTGCGTGCCGCCGCCGAGCAACAGGTATTGCCGCCGCTGAGCGCGCCGTCGATCAACCGCCGACCGCTCGGGCTGCCCGTCAAGGAACGCTCGCCGGGCGCAATATACGCCAATCACTGCGTTGCGCGGTTTATCGCGGTTGCCCGCGGCCTGCCGATCGAGGCGGTGCTGAGCGAGCGCTATCCCGACGACGAGCAGACCGCGGTCGTTACCCGCGCGGCGATCGCCGGCGCCACCACGACAACCGCCGGCTGGGCGGCCGAGTTGGTGCAGTTGGGCCAGGGTGAGTTCGTCAACAGCCTGATGCCCAACCAGGTGTTTCCCAAGCTCGCGCAGTTGGGCACGGCGCTGACCTTTGGGCCGAATGCCGGGGCGATCAAAATCCCGTCGCGCGCCGCAACGCCATCGGTCGGCGGCTCGTTCGTCGCGGAAGCGGCGCCGATCCCGGTTCGTCGGCTGGGCACCACGTCGATCACGCTCTATCCGCACAAGGTCGGCGGCATCTCGGTGTTCAGCCGCGAGATTGCGGCATATTCCAACCCCGACATCGAGGCGCTGATCCGCACCAGCATCATTGACGACACGCAGATCAACATCGATGCGTTACTGCTCGACAATGTGGCGGTGTCAACGACGCGGCCGGCGGGTCTCACCAACGGCGTCTCCACCCTCACCGCAACGGCGGGTGGCGGCTATGCGGCGTTCCTCGGCGACCTCGCCAAGCTGACGGGTCCATTTTACGCGGTGAATGCGGGCCGCAAGCTGGTGCTGCTGATGAACCCGGCGCAGCGCAACCAGTTGATGTTCGCACCGGGGCCGGCCGGCGCGCCATTCGGCTGGTCGACCCAATTCACCGACATGTTTACCGTCATCACCTCGACCAGCATCGCGGCCGGCGCGGTTTACATGATCGATGCGGCGGATTTTGTCAGCGTGTCCGGCGCACCTGAGTTCGAGGTCAGTGAAGTCGCGACCATCCACATGGAGGACACGACGCCATTGAACATCGCGTCCGGCGCGCAGGGCTCGGGCGTGTTGGCGACCCCGACGCAATCGATGTTCCAAACCGCGCAGATCGCGATCCGCATGCTCGCCAACGTCAACTGGGCGATGCGGCGCAGCGGCATGGTGCAGTTCATCGGTTCCGGCGTGAACTGGGGATAAGCAATAGGCGGGGTTTCGGCCCCGCTTAGTTTTGCGGAGGGAATTCGATGGCCGATGTGCCGCAGCCGACGCAGGTGCGCGCCGATTACGTCAAGGAAATGGTGCATACCGGGGAAACGGGCGCGCTGGCACCACCGCGCAATCTCGATGTGCCCTATGTCTCGGGCGACGGCACGGTCGGTGCCACGCTGAATTGCACGATGGGCAACTGGGGCGGCCAGCCGACCGACTATGCCTATGCCTGGAAGAGCGACGGCGCCGATGTTGCCGGCAGCGGCAACAGCTACGTCGTGGCGCCAAGCGATGCCGGCCATAGCATAACCTGCGTCGTCACCGCGACCAATGCCGCCGGCTCAACCGCCGCGCCGCCGTCCAATGCCATTGCGGTGGCAGCGGCGTAAACCGAATCACAACGGAGGGAATGATGGAAAGCACACGCCGCACATCGCCGGCCCCGGAAGCCGAGCGGAAGGATCAGGAACGAGCCCGGAAAGAGCAGACCGACAAGGAAATTGCCGAGCGGGTTTCCTCGCCGCCGGAACAGCCGACGCCGACACAGGACGAAGCCGACGCCTTCAAGTCGGGTGCCGCGGAAGCGCCCGCCGCGCCGCCGCCCGACGCGCGCCACGGCGAGACCGCGCACCAGCGCCGTGAGCGCGAAGAAAAAGAACGCCACGAGCGCGACGTGAAGCCGGAACAGGGCCGCAGCGGTTATCAGACCCGCACCTGATGGCCAACTGGCTCACCCGAATGCTGCCGTGGGGGCGCGCGGTCGAGGGGCAATACCGCCCCGGGCCGTATTTCCTCTCCCACGGCTGGCTGCCCGCCGGCACCTCGTGGAATTACTGGCAGAACGGCCAGAACGTGCAGCCCTATGGCGGGCGCAGCGCCATGCTGGAGGCGTGCATCAGCGCCTATAGCCAGACCGTGCCGATGTGCCCCGGCGACCACTGGCGCAGCCTGTCGAATGGCGGGCGCGAGCGGGTGACCAATTCGGCGCTGTCGCGCATCATGCGGCGGCCGAACGATTACCAGAGCATCAGCGACTTCCTGCTGAACCTGACGCGGCGGCTGTATGAGCGCGGCGAGACGTTTGCGCTCGCGGTGCGCAACGCACGCGCCGAGATCATTGAACTGCACCTAATGCGTGAGGGCTCGGCGACGGTGGCCGAGGACGGTAGCATCTTCTATTCGCTGCAGGGCAACGAGATCATCGAGCAGCGGCTGGATTTATCGTATCCCGTGCCGGCGCGCGACGTGCTGCACATTCGGCTGCATACCCCGCGGCATCCGCTCAAGGGCGCGAGCCCGATCATGGCGGCGGCACTCGATCTGGCAATGTCGGATGCGGCGCTCAACCAGCAGATCGCGTTCTATCTGAACCAGGCGCGGCCGAGCTTTCTGCTGACTACCGATCTGCCGCTGAAGCGCGAGCAGGCGCAGGAACTGCGCCAATGGTGGGACCAGCAGACCCAGAGCGAGAATGCCGGGCGTACCCCGATCCTGACGAACGGACTAAAGGCGCAGTCGATCGCCACCAGCGCGGTCGACGCGCAGCTCGCCGAAATGCTCAAGATGAGCGATCAGAACATCGCGCTGGCGATGCGGATACCGCTGCAAATCCTCGGCATCGGCGGGACAACCTTCGCCAACACCGAGTTATTGATGCAGTCGTGGATCGGCACCGGGTTGGGCTTCACCCTGAACCACATCGAGGAAGCCTTCGGGCAACTCTTCCAGCTTCGCGGCGTGCCCGACGAGTACCTCGAACTCGACACGCGGGCGCTGCTGCGCTCGGCTTATCGCGAGCGCATCGAGGCGCTGGCGCGCGGAGTCATCAGCGGCATCTACAGTCCCGACGAGGCGCGCGCATCCGAAGACCTGCCGGCAGTACCGGGCGGGGTCGGAAAGGAGCCGCGGGTGCAGCAACAAGTCGTGCCGCTCAGCTACGGCAGCGACATGCAGCCGCCCTCGCCGCAGGCGGCGACGCCCGCCGCGTCAGCCGCCAGCGCCAACGAAAACAAACCTGCCGACACCGCGGCGGCAAAGGCGGCGGGCATTGCCGAGATGCGCAGGAGGGCATATGCCGCCGTTTGACGAACTCGCCGTCGCGCTCGGCGGCGAACTCGGCGATATGGCCGCCCGCATCGAACGCGACCTGAAGCTCGCCTTTACCGCCGAGGCCGAGCGTCTGCGCGCCGACCGGGCCGAATTCGAGCTTCGCATCGAGCGCGCCGTCGCCGAGCGGCTGGCATCGCTACAGGATGGGCCGCCGGGGCCGCCGGGCGAGCGTGGGGAGCGCGGAGAGCCGGGCGAGGCTATCACCGGCCCACCCGGCGAACCGGGCATCCAGGGGCTTCCTGGGCCGCCCGGGGAGCTGGGCGCTGAGGGGCGAAGCTTCACGATCCGCGGGACGTGGAATCCGGCATCCGAGTATCGCGTGCTCGACGTTGTGATGCTCAACGGCGCGAGCTTTGCGGCGCGAGTCGATGGCCCTGGGCCGTGCCCCGGCGAAGGCTGGCAGATGCTCGCGGCGCAGGGCGGGTACGGCAAGCCGGGCAAGCCCGGCGAGCGGGGCGAGCGCGGGCCGCCGGGGCCGACGCCGACCGCGCTCGAAGTTGATACCGAGGGCATGCTGACGCTGCGCTTTGGCGACGGCACCGCGCTCGGCTGCGATCTCTATCCGCTGCTGTCGCGGCTCGCCCGGTGAATTACTACCGCATCACCCGCGTCATCACGCCGGCGACGAGCCTCGATCTGGTGACGCTCGACCAGGCCAAGGCATTGCTCGGCATCGATCCCGCGGACACGTCGAAGGACGCCCAGATCAGCCAGCACATCGCCGCGACCTCTGCGGCGATCAACAATTACTGCGACCGCATATTCGTCCAGCAAGTTTATCGCGATCAGGTCCGCAACGCTTACGGCGGTTACGGCGAGCCGTTTGTAACCCGGCAATATCCCATCGCCCTCGGCGAAGGTGACGTGCCGCTCGTCGCCGTCACCGAAGCCGGCGTGGCGCTTGACCCGGCATACCTCGAAGTCTACCCCGAGGCCGGCAGCCTCTATCGGCTCGACGGCACGGCGGCACCTTATGCCTGGAACACCGCGACGCTGGTGGTCGACTACACCGCCGGCTTCGATCCGATCCCGGCCGACGTGCAGGGCGCGTGTTTGGAGTGGATTTCGATCCGCTACAACGCGGTCGGGCGCGATCCCTCGGTTCGCTCCGAGACGATCCCCGACCTCATCACCCAAGTCTACAGCAGCGCCGGCGATACCTCGGACGCCACGGCGATGCCGGGATCGGTGCGCGAGTGGCTGACCCCGTACCGGATCAGTTGGTCGCTGTGACGCCGCAGACGCTCATCTCGCGGCTCGACGCGGCCATCGCCGGATACGGCCAGACGGTCACCTTGCAGCGCACGACGGTCGACCCGGTGACCGGCGCCAACACGGTCTCCGAACAGGTCGAGGCACCGGCCGCGGTGCGCAACTTCGGGCCGCAATCGCTGGAATCGGGCGAGTCGCAGGAAATCCGCGTGGTGCTGAGCCCGACCGGGCTTGGCAGTTTCGGCGTCCCGTCGCGCGACGACATCATCCTGATCGACGGCAGCCCCGCCAACATCATCGAGTTTGCGCCACTGTCCTATGGCGGCGCGCTGTGCCGCGTGAACTTGCTCTGCCGTGGCTGACCAGCGCGAGGTCATCCTGTCGCGTCTGGCGGCGCTGTGCGCCTCCGTCAGCGGCATTACGGCAGTGGTGCGCAACGCTCTCGACGTGCCGAGCAATGCCCGGCCGGCCGTCATCATCCAGGATGGCATCGAGGCGATGCGCGACCGGCCGCAACAGGTGCACTACAGCGAATTGCAGCGCATGGAATTGTCGCCGGGGATCAGCATCTATCTCCGCGCCGGCGGCACCGCCGATCCGGGCGTGCTGCTGTCCCGCTACCGCAGCGCCATCGTCGCCGCCGTGCTCACGGACGGGGCGTTGCGCGATGCCGTCGGGACCACCGGCTTCATCAGCTACGAAGGCTGCGTCGTCCTGCCGCCCGATGCTGAAGCCAAGGAACACCGGCTCGATATCACGATGACCTGGAGTTACGCCTTCCGGCTCGGCGACATCGCGCCGTGAGCGGCCTCAACGTTACCGTCGATTCCAACATCAACAAACTGATCCTGCATTTCGAAGAGATGCCGGACAAGATCAAGCGCGAGCTTGAGATCAAGATCACCCAACTGACGCAGCAGCTTCTCGGTCAGGTCAAGGCCGCCGAGCCGGTCCGCACCGGCCGGCTGCGCGCCGCGACGCGACGCTTCGTCGATGTGCGGCAGGACTTCGTGCGCGGCCGAGTTCGCATATTGCCGGGCGGCAAAGCCTCTCGGCTCGGTGCCGCGTTTGGCGCGCTCGAATATGGCGGCCCGGGCAAGCGTCGGGCCGGGCCGGTGCGGGTGGCGGGCTATCGGCGCAACACCGGGCAGGTCGCCGCCTACAAGCGCCGCCGGCCACACATCAGGGCGCGCCGCTTCCTGCGCGGCCCGGCCGCCGTGATGCGACCCCGGGCGCTGCTCGAACTGGAAGCGATCGTCGGCAAGACGATACGGGAATTCACCGAATTCTGAGGAGGGACAGCTATGGCAACTTCCACGATCAACATCGGCACGCAGCCGGAGAAAAGAGGCACGCTGACCTTTACCGGCGCGAACGACGTTGGCCCGCAA